TCAGTACCAACTCCAGTAGGTTCTGTTCCAAAACCAATTAAGGTATAAGTATTTGTTGTAATTCCTGCATTATAGACTCCACCAATTTTAGATGAAGTTGTAGAAAGTCCAGTTACATTAATTAAATCATTATTAGACCATCCATGAGGTTTATTAGTATAAAGAAGATATTGACCTTTTTTCTTTCCAGGGAAAATCTCAACAGAAGTTATACTACTTGTCGCAACACTTACATTTGTTACATCTTTTCCAATAACTTTAGATACAATAGCAGATGCTAAATTCCCTTCAGTATTACGATTATCAAATCTAACTTTATCACCAACACGGTATTGAGATCCAGAAGTTTGAATTCCTATACTATCAATAAGTCCAGGTGTTACTGATGTAATCTCAACAGTCTGTTTTAAATCATTTGGAATATATGCATACTCATATTGATTTTTTCCTTCAATAAGATTATAAGCAACAGTATTTCTAACCCACTCACTATTTTCTAAATTATATTGTTCTTGATTAGAGTATAAACTAAAGTTAAAATCATTTGGAGTAGAATAAAAACTTTGTCCAATTATATAAGGGAAAGTTGGTCTCTTATATCCAGCAAATGGTCCAGTACCATCTGCTACACCATCACTTATAGTTGTAAAGTAAGCATAGGTTCCATTTGGGAATTCTGGGGTAACACAAAATCTTCCATTATTTTCATCAAGGATAGTTTGATCTGTTACATTTTCGTGAATATAATCATCAATAAAGAATCCTTCAGGGAATACATTTATAGGAGGTCTTCCTGCTTTTAAAGAAAGTTTATATCCAGAAGTTAATTGTTTTACAACTCCACCTGCTTTCTGAGAATATCCATAAGGACCATATATTGGATTACCATCATATGCCCATCCAATGATCGGTGAGTGGTCTGTAGAGGCAACTTCTAGACTGTTTACTCGTATTAGGTCTCTTTTACCATACAAAGTCTTAGAGATCGTTGAACCTGCCCCTACAGTGCCGTAGAGGGACTCTCTGAGCTTCCTTGGTGCATATAGATGAGAATACTGCAATCCTTTATTTTTATTAAATTCATCAGCAATAAATCCATCATCTTTTGTAAAATTATCATAATGTCTTTGGAATAAATTTATTCTCCAATCTTTAATTGTTGCGTCAAATTCAGCACCATCTCCAGGAACAACTACATTAATTTTTGTATTACCTTGAGTATATCCAGCACCACCTTCAATAACTTCTACAGATGTTATTGTATTATTTTCTAATACTGGAGTAAGTACTGCACCTATACCATCACCAATTAATGCAAGATCTGGTGGAGAATTATATTCTTTACCTACATTCTGAACTAATACTTCTACAATTTTTCCATCATTAATGACTGGTGTTAATTGTGCCTGAGAACCTGCAATTAACTTAAATTGTGGTTGTCTATCAAAACCTATAATTTCTGATGAACCATAACCAACACCATTATCAGTTAAATGAACCGATTTAATTTTACCCCTAATAATAGGTTGCGTTTCACACTCAAAAGTATCTCCTGCTATAGAAGATATTCCAACTTTTCCTTTTAAAGTTATTGTAATAGGTTGATAATTAAATATATGAGTACCTACACCAATAGCAGTAAGATCAATATATTGTTTTGTTCTATAATTAAATTGTTGGTCATTTGTGTTTACACCTACACTGGATAATTTAAAACTATCATCATTAACTTTTGTTAGATAATAATCAGTGCTATTAGTTAATCCACCAACTACTGTACCTTCAACTGTGTAGTTAACTATTTCACCTGAATTATATCCATGATTAGAAATAGTAATAATATCGGTTGCAGTATTAATTCCACTTGATCCAGTAGTTGTTTTTTTATTTTCATACCCAGAACCACTAGAAATTATATTAAATGATCCTACTACCAATTTTTTATTAACTGATGCAATAGATTGTTTTCCTATACCATTTGCAGTTAAAGTAATAGTATTAATTCCAGTTATCGCATCTGCTTCTGTATTATGGAGAGTAATTGTAGATACTCCAATATTTCTAGCATAATATTGTGCGTTAGTAGTAAGTCCAGCAATTGCTTGTTGTCCATAAGTATAATAAATTACTTTTTCCGCATTTCTAAATTTATGGTAAGTACCAAATCCAATTTGGAATGAATTATTAGAAGTTGTACCAATACCTATTTTCTGAGATGAAGAATCAGCAAAAAAATCGACTTTATGATCGATTTTTTTCATATTTACAGAAACAACCGCACCACTACCATTACCACCAGAAATTTTAGCAGTTGGAGTTTCTTCATAATCAAAACCAGTGTCAATTACCTTAACAGCACCTAAAGAACCTTCAACAGCAACATATCCAGTTGCTCCAGTTCCAACAGAATCTGAAATATGTAAAAGTGGAGGATTAATTACATCAAAATCTCTTCCTGGTGCAGTAACATTAATTTTATTAATTTGACCATATTTAATTGTATCACTTGACTTATAATTTAATATTTCGACTCCATTTACCAACAATCCAGTAAACCCTGGAGAAGTTGCAACAGGTTCCTCATTATCATGCTGAGGATGAACAAATTGTCTTAAAATATCTTGAGATTGTAGTGTTTTAAATCTAAAATCATAAGGTTCTATTCTACTATTAACTACTGTTGTAGCAGTATCAACAGAAACGTAAAGTCCATTAGAAATATTAGTTCTACTTGTTGCTAATTTAATTGTAGAATCATCTATTCTTTTTACGAAATAAAGACCTTCATCAAATAATCCAACTCCATCAACAATTTTAGTTATCTTTCTTCCAAAAGGATCATAAAAATCTTCAGATTTTCTTTCTGGAGAATAATAAACAGCATCACCCGTATAGAATCCATGATCCCCATCTTCTTTAATTAAAAACTCAGTTCCTTCAAATCTTCCATTAAATACAACTGCTTGATTACTAACATTTAATGGTTGAGCATAATATGAAGGAATAGAACTAGAAGCAACTAAATATTCATTTTTTCCTTTTCTATAAACATTCTGTACATTCGTAGAATATGGAGTAACACTAGGATAAGTATTAGATACTGCTTTTGATATGTTTCTTCTAAATGTAAGAGAACTTATATCAGTAATTTGCCCTTGACCTTTAATATTAAATGATCTTGCTGAGTTAATATTAAGAACAGTAGAAGTTTGTAAAGCAAAACCACCTTGTAAGACAGTAATAGTATCCCCTACTTTTAAATATTGTTCAACATTCAGATTAATCTTATATGTATAATCAGCAGAGTCAATTAACTCTATACTACTAATTTTATAACTTGAAGCAATATTAAAGAACCAATCTTTACCTTTAAATGTTTTATCATTAACACCTAAAGTTTTAATTTTTGCAATATCACCTTTTCCATAACCTTTTGTATCATTTTCCCATTCCAAATTGTCTAATACAGACCCGATTCTTACTTTAACAACTTTAGATGCATCAGTAGAATCGGTACCGAATGCATAAGTATTAATTCCAACATTAACAGCATTATTAATAGTTCCATTAATATTACTACAATCAAAGAACTGAGTTAAATTCTTACGAGTATAAGAAACAATACCAGCAGTTCCATCAGAATAAGTACAATATAATTCTCCACTAGTTGGGAATCCCACTGTAGAATCAACATCTAGTGAAGTAGACCCTGAAGAAACTTGTCCAATTACTCTTGTTTTCGGATGAATTTTAAATGTTCCATATGTAGAACCTTCAACCCTAGAATCTCTATTATATCCACCATCAATACCCAATTTATAATATGTTGTTCCTGCTCCAGTATTAATTGGTTCTACTGATGCAATTGGTGCATATGCCTTTGTATAATCATCTTTATATTCAGATTGCTGTAAAGTAGAATTTTCAAGATGTATGGGATTACCTTCACCTTCAATAGATTCAACTACATATTCATTTAAAATCCTATAATTTGCATTCGATGGAGTAAAAAGAAAATCTCTAGGTCTTACTATTTCTACTTCTTGATCATATAAAGCTTTAAATAAAATTTCAAAGGATTTATCAGTACCCTTACTAAGGTAGAAATCTTTTGATTGTTTTATAAAAATATCTTGGTTAAGATTTTTATGTAGACCACGATCCTCAAAACCAGGTAATAATTGATGTTTTGTTTTGTGTAAAAATTCTTTAAGAAACAGACCACTTAGATTCTCTATCTTAGACCCACCTAGATGCTCCTCAGAGGCGGTTGAATCGAAAACTAATACATCTGGCTTAGTCTCGCTCTTATATGAGGTTATACCACAAAATCCACGAACACAACCAGTAAAACAAGTTGCTGCAGTTCCTGTATATGTAATAATCTCATTGCCAATCTTAAGTAATCCGTAAGAACTAGGAAATCCATCAGTTCCTGCAGGATATTCATCCATCTTAACAGGAATAACATCAGTAAAGGAATCTATGGCAGTAGATAACCCTACAGAGTCAATTACATTAGTTTGTTCAGAAATTTTAGTATATTGATCAATATTTTCTATTAAATCAATAGGACCACCTTTATATTCCTGTCCCAAATAATATTGTTTTAGAAATTCTGCAACTAAGGGGAACTCAGTCTGCGTATACGCAGGAAGCTGGTTCTGAACTATATTATTAAACTGGATTCTCTTTTCTGGCATTTTATGATCTTACTAATGTGCCGTTGGCGTAACTAGAGGTAACGATATAATCAGATGCTGCTGGATCTAACCCCGAAGAGATATCATCAACAACTGTTTCAAAATTACTGGTACTAATATCTAGTTGCAAATAAAGATCCTGTAATCCAATAACGTCATTAGAAGCAGGACATGCTGACAATTCAATAATGGGTTGACCATCCTTCATTTTACCAGATAATACATTAATTGGATTAATAGTAATAATTCCTTTTTTATAATTTATACTCCCAATATTTCTTCTTACAATAGTTGGACTTGTAGAAGCGGGGGTGGGAAGAGTAAATAAGAATAAAGATCCGTCTTCTCTATTCGTATTTGGAATATCGGAAAGGTAGACATCAGCATTAATTCCACTTATCCTAAACGCAGAAGACTTAATATTATATCCACTCATTTTTTTAATATGAAATTCATTACCAAATCCAACAGAATACTCTGCAAAACTATTTAACGCAGCTCTCAGATCCCTTCTCATCTGAATTGTCGTAATATTGGAAGTTATTGCTTCACTACTCTGGTCAACAATGTTTAAAAATTTGCTGTACGCAAATCTTGCTCCATATTTATTCATTTCCGAAGAATCTGCATATTTTTTAGCATTTTTGGAGACTGTACTTGAAACAGAAGCTCCTGTAGGTGCTAAATTTGTGTTATAATAGATTCTTGAATCAACTTCGATATAAAGATACTTTAAATCAAGTATTTCAGGTACAATTCCAGCAACAGCATATTTTTTTAACTTAGTTTTGATGTTTTGCTTAATTAAATTAGGTAAAAAGTCTCCTGTTTTCGGTTTTATGCTAATAAAAACCTTTCCATACTGAGGAGGAACCAATTCTTCACCTCCAAAAACAGAAACTGACTCAGTTTCTTGATAAATTCGAGTTGGAATTAAAGTTTCGTAATCATTTGCTGTTAAAGCACGATTTTGAGAGGCATAAATGCGTGGAGCAAACTTTTTAATAGATTCTACAGTCTCAATGTTCTCACCACCCCTTGAAGAGATGTCTGTAGTGATTAAAGAGACTCCAGAAGTGACAGTATAGTCTAATCCATTCCTTTCATATGATAAATTACCTGCAAATTCAAATTGAGAGACCCCATTTCCAGCATCACCACCAGAAATTATATAATCTGCCCTAATAAAATTATTTTCTTCTAATTTTTTACCAAAAATTCCATCTCCAAAGAAAATTTGATATCTTTCGTCTGCAATTTCTTGAATATAATAAACTTTTGACTCAGAATTAATGTCAAAAAGACTATCTTGGGTAGTATAAGTGGTTTTACTAGTAGAATTTTGGTTTGGTTGCACTACAACCTTTATTAATTCAGTATCAATACCTGCATTTGGTAAAATAAATTTCTGATTTGGTGTTTGAGAACTAAAAGTAAATGTTGAGGTGATTAAAGACCCCTGATAAACACTAATTTCGTTAAAATTAGCAATTCCATCTAATATTGGAACAGTAATATCACTTACAATAGAGAAAATAAACGATTGATTACCAAAAGTTCCAGAAGTTGCGGCAACTGGACCTGCTTTAAGTGTAATTGAAGATGGTGTTGGGGTAATATCAGAACAATCTATGAAAAAACTAATAGTTGCACTTGCTGCTTTTCTTGATTTAGGTACATATCCAATATTTCTTGCTAATGAGACTACATTTTCTCTTAAAGTAGCACTATCAATAAAGACTTCATTTGCTACCATGTTGGCATTATATGAAGTAATATAGGTATTATACGCTAATACATCAATTATTGATGAAAGGTTAGACCCTTCAAAGTCATAATCGGTAAAAGTAGAGTTTGCTTTAAGATATTCCTTAAGCGAAGTCTTAACTTGATTAAAATCAAGGTTAGAAAAATTAACTAATCCCATTTATCTGGTTGACTGTAGTGCAAATTGCAGTTCTTGAGGAGGAACATCAGCTCCTATTATTTCATATACAATACGAACATCGAATTGGTTGTTGTCAAAATTAGGAAATGCCCTTACTTCAAGCACATTTACTCTTGGTTCGTAATTTATAAGTGATTGTTTGATTTCATCAACAATTTCTGCTGCAGATATGTCATCAATATTCTCAAAAAGAGATGCAGAAATGCGAGATCCAAAATCTTCATCAAAAAATTTCTCTCCAGGAAGAGTAAATACAATATTTCTCACTGAACGAGCAATCGCATTTTCATTTTTGAGACCAATAAGGTCAGAATTAAGGGGATTAACCTGAAAAGTCATGCTAATATCCTTAAATCCTTGACTAACCCGTTCTATAGGCACATTAATACACCAATTATTGTTTATTTATTAAGGATTG